ACACTTAACGGCAAATTTAGTACATTAATGGACGGCATAGAAATGCTAGCTAAAGGAATAGGCAATATTCTTGCTCCACAAATAAAAAATATAATTAATTTAGCAATAGAAGGAATTAATCAAATTAACAATTTATTCGCTCAAGGGTTGCAAGGCGACTACATGAGAAGGACTGCCGCTGCTATGGCGCAAATTAAAACAGGCTTTAGGACTGAAGCATTAGATACCACAGGCAAGTTATTAAGTGAAATTAGTCGTAGCCCACAACGCGCAACAAAAGGCGGCATTGAAGCGCAATTAGCGGCACTTGCAGGCGTTGAAAAAGTTTTAAATGAATTAAATAATGCAGGCGCATTACCTGATCCCGTGCTAGATAGAGTAATGAGACAAAGCGAGGCACTCACTAAATTACGTGGGGATTTAAAAGGATATTTAAATGATTTAAAAGCAACCGCTAAAGCAACAACAGCCACACCTGCAACGCCCGCATTATTACAAGGAAAGGGGAAGCCAAAACCTAGCAAATCAATGTCAATGGATAGCTTGCTTAATCCAAAACTTAATGATGCGCTTCAACTTGATATAGCGCGGCAAGAAACTATGAAGCAAAAAGATCTTAGCAGTGCTCAAGGCACTGAAAATGAAGCGCAGGCAAAACGCATGATTGAATATGCACACCAATATCGCAAAGCACTACTTGAAACTAAAGCGTTAACAATTCAAATAGGAATTATCGATAAACAACGATCTTCTTTTATTGCATCATTCGGTAAAGACAAGCGAGGCGATGCGGCACTTATTATTGATCAAAAAAGAGCTGATATATTAAATCAAATAAAGTTAATAACAGAAGGCACCAACACAATTGCAGAAGAGCATTATGGCAAAGCATTAGAAGCGCAAAAAGCAGATGAATTAATATTAAAAAAGAAATTAGAAGATGAAACATTATTAGGTCAACAAAGAAAGCAATCACTAACAGATGAACTTGCACTTGCTCAAGCACGTCTTGCGGGTAACGAAGCAGAAGTAATGCTAAGAATGCAAATTCGTGATATTATGGCTGGCACTGCTGGCTTGTCACAGCAAGATATTACGAATACATTGAATCAAATTAATGCAACTAATCAGCTTCTAACCGAAAAGGAAAAGATTAAAAATTTAGTCCAAGACATTGGCTCTAGCATTGAAAGCGGAATTGTTGGCGCTATTGATGGTGCCATAACCGGAGCCAAGAGTTTGCAAGAAAGCTTGTCTGATATATTAAAAGATATTGGCAGGATGCTTATATCGTTTGGCATTAAGTCATTGCTTGGCGGTATTGATATTGGTGGCACTAAGATCTTTGGCGGCGGTAAAGCTGCTGGCGGCCCAGTAAGCAGCAATAGCACCTACATGGTCGGCGAGAAAGGCCCTGAGCTATTCGTGCCACGTAGCTCGGGCACTATTGTCCCAGCGGATGCGACGGCAGCAGCAATGGCGCGGTATCAACGCCAAGGCGGTAGCGATAGTGAGCTGGATCCAGCGGCAGCAATGGCACGTTACCAACGCCAAGATGGTAACTCTATCGCTATGGGCGGCATGGGCCGCAATGGATCTACTACTAATAATGCTAATAACACTATTAATAACGGATACAATACTAATGGCAATAACACCACTAATAATGGGTATGATACTGATGGCAATACAGTAAACAATATCCAAACCAGCCCATCACCAGTGCTAGCATTTAGCTTTGAAACTACACGCTTCCTGGGGCAGGATTATGTCAGCACTGAACAGTTGCAAGCAGCAATGATCGCAACAGAGAAGAGGGCAGCAGCGGCTGGGGCTAAGGCTGGTGCTGCGCAAGTTACCAGTAAGTTGCAGCAATCACCGGCCTATCGCAGACAGGTAGGTTTACGATGAGCGTATTTGTAATTGGCAATTTTGTTACTTTTACTGATACCGCAGGTGGTATTACAAGATGGCAGAACTTTTTTTCTGAAGGGCAGGTTACCTTTGCAGGTAACAAATATCAGCTATTGCCATTCAATTATCAAGGCGCACAAAAAACAAAAAGCGGCGATAACATCAGCAGTCAGCTTACGTTACCAGCCAATCCGATAACTTTGAACTGGGTACAAAGTGCAGTAAATACTGGCTGGCAGGTAAATGTGAAAACATATCAGCTCAGTGATACTTATGCGCCATATTTGCTGTTAGGTGATGAAACCTGGATTGCGACTGGATTAACGTATAATACACAAGCGGTCGAGATGGAATTAAGTAGTGCGATCGATGCAATTGGTGCGCAAGCGCCTAATTTACGAATCAGCCGTGAAGCCGTCGGCGCCTTGCCAACCACGGGCGCTATTAGGTCCGGCTGATCTTATTGGCCTGCCATACAGGCTTGGTGCTGAGCCAGCACGTCATGGTGCTACAGACTGCATTAATTTATGCAGGTGGGTATTGGCGTGGCATGGCATTGAAGCACCAGTACCAGCCCGCAGTTGGTATCGGCGTTTACATGCAGGCGACACCTCCATATTCAAGGAGCAATTAGACTTATGGGGAACACCAGCCGAAACTGGTATCATTGCGTTAGTGCAAGCTGTTGATAGCTTTGGACTAGCTGTTTTCTACGACACCGGATGGCTTCATTGCAGCGCACAAACCAACCGGGTGATATGGTCACCAGCCGTCAAATACGAGGCGCGATATTGCCATGGGAAAAGCAATTAATTGATACTTTAGGGTTGACGATTGAAGAATATAACTGGTACGCAAATGAGGTGGCTAATTACCGCCCCGAACGCGATCCAGCTTATGACGTAGTGCCGGATGTGCAATGCGTTCCTGTCGTGCCGTTGGTCATGACAGTTGTAGGGATGGGCATTAGTTTTGCCGCATCAGCAATGGCACCAAAGCCTAAGCTGCCACGTCAGACTGATCCAGCTCAACAACAGCAACAACAACAACAAGCGACACCTGTTAGCGTTACAGGCGCTAGCGTTAATGTTGAAAATAGATTCACCAATATTGATGGCTTTACCTCAGTACAACCGCTTGCGCGACTTGGCGAGTCGATGCAATTGGTATTTGCTAATCGTCGTAATAACTACGGTGGCGTAAGAGTAGAAACAAAATTGCTGTGGTCGCAATTATTAAGCCAAGGCAACGGCCAAGAACTGTTAGGCATATTCCTTGCTAATGGCGGTGAGTTGGCATCACAACCAGATTTTGACGGGATAGGGATTGGCGATAGCTTATTACGTGGCTATCAAGCCAGTAAACTAGCCGTGTATTTTAGGAATGGTAATTTAACTAACCGCATAAGTCTTGCCGATAAAAAAGAAGGTGGCCTAAATCCACGTAACGCAAGCGATGTATTTTTAGCAGAATTAAGAAATTCCAACAACTTAAAACCTATATTTAGCGGCGTTAGAATACCATCTACTATGACTGTATTTGGCATATCAGAGCCACTGCCAAGTGCGCAAGACTTCAGGTTACCATTTAAACGCATAACAGGTGGCAAGTTTGAAACCACAGGTAGCGCACAGGAACGCGACAAAATTAATAGGCACTTTGCGTGTAGAACAGGTGTGCGTTTTGTGATAGGGGAAAACCCGCCCGCAGATCGAGAAAAAATAGACATAGAGGTTGCTCTTAAAGATGTTATTGAATTTCATATTTACGGGGATAACATCAGTGAAAATGAATATGGCGATATAGGCGCACAAGATATTAGAGGAAGAGAAGACAGTATTCGGGAGTCGGCGGATAACGCTTTAGTGCAAGGTGAAACTTATCTTGTAGGCGGCGTTGAAACTGTATGCTTAGGCGCCGATAGTGAAGAACTATGGAATCCAAGAAGCCATAAAATATATAGATTTGAAGCGCTCCAGTTAGGCAAAGTTCGCTTAGTTCATGAAGGTCTTATTATCCATTCACCTGATTATGAAGGGCAAACCTTTAGAGATCAAGGCAACCCGAAAAGTATTAATCCTAATTACGGCCCAAGTTTATGTAAATTAGCAATTGCACATTTTACTACAAGTAGAAAATTAGATCAAGTAGAAATTGGCATTAAATCAAAAGTGTTTAAAAATTTCAATGGGATTACTAATTTTGCTAGCTTACCGCCAGAAGACGTAATTCAGAGAATAGAGCAAAACGGGCCATACACCGCTGGAACTTACAGCGATTACGGTTTACGGTATTCGTTTTTTAGAGTAGAAATTAAAGAAAAAGGTGCTTTAGAATGGTATAGGTTGGAAAAAGGAAACGGCGGTGTATTTTGCGTTAGAGGTAAAATACCGGTAGATCAGTTTAATTTCATTCGCGTAGCATTTCCTGATAAGAACAAACAGTATGAACTTAGATTCAGACCCATCGCAGGTGGTGCGTATCTAGCATATAACTGGCCTGCTGGTAATAGTGTTTGTGTGCTAGATTGCCGTACAGGGAAAGCTCAAGACTATGTTGTATCAACGCCAATAGGCTCATTTACTGTAGGTTTCAAAGGATACATTGAGCGTTTGGATAGAGCAGCAGGAACAAATAAAGTTATGATTAGAGGTGCATCTTCTCAAGGAGCAGTAAAAAACTTTACACCTATCACATGTAGAATAAATAGTATAATTAGTGAACCTTTAAGTTTTACAACTACTACAAATGGTTCTGGCACTGGGCTTGTAGTAAGCGCTGTCACAAATAAACTCTTCCCCGCAAGCCCTGCTAGCACTGTAGTAAGTGGAATGCAGGCAAAATGGTTACACATGGGTATTATGGGAGCCCCAATTCCATCCTACGACGGACAAGAATATACTAAAGTGGTAAGATTTACCAAGGATAGGCATTATGTTGATGTGCAATTCACTTTACGCGCAAGAACATTTGCAGGGTACGCGCAAGATGTTGGAGGTAATGGTTATCAGGGTACAGGCTATGGCACTATCGACAATAATGAAGGTTGGACACACCCTTTGTTATGGAGAAATTTAAATCGTTTCCCATCAGAAGCAGCAATTACTGTAATTGCTTTTGATGGCTTTGATGTAAATGATGATGGTCAACCATACCTAGCTGCTGATGCAAGTGGTGTTTATAGTGTATCTATGCCAGGAGGCTTTGCAACACCAATTAACGGGATAGTAGAGTCAAAAATTAATGTTACATATATAGAAGAGCAAGTTTATGAAGGAACTATAAACATAGAAAGCGAAGGCTCTAATTACAAAATTGGCGATAAAATTACTATTAATAATTTTCTTAATTTGCCACAACTTACAATTACTAGCGTAGCTTCTTCTGCCGAAAGCGTTTTTGAAGAATGGGATGCTGTATCTGATATATACTTGAATACTGGACAATCGGGCAGCCACGAAAATGGCCCAGAGCACCAAATTGTTTATATTAATGAGCAACGCGAAAACATAAAACTTGACAAGCAACGCGATAGCACAAACACCATAGATTACGCGCCCACATACAAGGACATGACATTACTAGGGTTGCAGTTACGCAATGGCAGGGAATGGAGCAGTTTTAATAATTTTAATTATTACGCTAAAAAAGGCTGCAAAATACGAAAGATAATAAATGACGCCAATGGCAATACCTACGATGTAAATAGCACTGCAATTTCCGACGCATCAAACTTATATCCAGAAATCCTGTACCACCTTGTTGCTACATCTAACTTGATGCCTACGACCATGATTGACTGGGACGGCTTTGCAGAAGGCTGTAAGGTATGCCTAGCAAATAATTTCTACTGGGATGGCGTGTTATCAGCACCAGTTAATATTAGAGATTGGGGCCATGAAAATGCGCAATATTTCTTCTTGGATTTTATGGTGCTTGGCGGCAAGTTATCATTACAACCAACATTCCCAGTAGTCAAGGGATCAAGCTTAAGCGGCTATACTTTGGGCGGTGCGTATGATCGTAAGCCGGTAATATCTGCATTATTTACTGATGGCAACATTATTGAAGATTCGCTTAGCGTAAATTGGTATCCTGCTGAACAACGTAAAGCGCCGCAAATATTAGTTACTATGCGTGATGAAGTGGAGAATGGGTTTGCCGAAACTCGCAACATCCTAGTTAAACGCAATGATCCAGGCAACCCCAATCCGCAAGTTGAAGCAGTAGATTTCACTGGTTTTTGTACTAGCGCAGATCACGCAATACAGTTTGCAAAATTATTAATTAACATGCGATACCATATCACGCATGTAATATCATTTAAAACGTTGCCAAATGGTTTAGCTTTACAACCAGGGCAATATTTCCGGGTATCAAGCCAAGCAAGACATGTGGAGCAATTTCAGAATGGGTATGTATTGCAAGATGGCACTGTTGTATCTAGCAGCCCAATGACGGCTGGCACTTACACCGTATATTTCTGGCGTTCCAGCATGACGCAGGTAGAAGAACGGTCAATGGTGATCGGTGCCACTGGCAAGACCACGCCTGAATTTGCAAACAGTGTGTTTACGCAATACAGCTCTAGCACCAGCAACCGATTGTACAAGGCAGAGATGATCGCTTATGATGAAGAAGGAATGGTGGAGATAACTGGCAGTCACGTACCGCTTGAAACTGATGGCAGGATCACATATCTAAACATGAATGCAACTTTATTTGAAGTGCAAAACGAGCAATGACCATCGGCCCTAATTTCCCTGATCTTGTGCCTACCGCACGGTCGATGTCACCTGGCGATTTTGCAAGTAAGGTGTTTCGTTCGCAAAGCGGAATTGAAGCACGGGTGCAATATGGCAATAAAGCATTTAATAAAACGTTAGATTTGGAATACAGCAATATCAACGAAACTGATGCTGCTGCTATTCATGACCACTACCAAAACTGTAAAGGTACGTTGTACATTTTTGGTTTACCATCGAATCCAAAAAAAGGCAATCCTGTGTTTGACGAGGGTGCAACGGCTAGCAGCACCAGCAATAGATATAGCGCTGCGCCGTTTGGGCTACACTACCGTTATGCGGAACCACCACAATTCACTAGCGTCAAGCAAGGTCGCATGTCTGTTACAATAAAGCTAATTGGCGTACTTGACTCATGAGTTACTACAGCGGCAAGGACGGGATCCTCACCTATAACGGCACTCAAGTAGCTAAAGTTAGCACCTGGAGCGTATCAAGTACAGTAGAAACGCTTGATGTTACTGATCTTTCCCTTGGTGACCGCGCTTATGTGCCAGGTTTTCGTAGTATCACTGGCAGTGCAACAATTTTTTATTACGACGAAGCGGCAGTTCCGCTGCTAGGACGCATTATAAAAACTGCTTCAGTAGGCGAATCAGATATACTCGCCATTAAGCTTGGATGGGGAAGCAAGTTCATCCAAGGCAATTGCATCATTACCAGCGGTGAGCTTAGCTGCGCAGTTGGCGAGATAATGCAAGCAACAATACAATTCCAATTTACGGGAGCCCCAACTAGCGTTGGTTTATAATGACAGTTTTTCTCGGTAATGCAGGTAATATAGAACTTACCAGAGATAGCGGTGATGTAATTGCAGGAACTATAGCGCCTGCAAATATTAATACTGATCTAAACATGTTTAGCTTTGATTTTAGTTTTGGTGCATTTGTAACAGGTGATTTTGTAGAATTTAGTAGTGCATCAACATTATCTTTTGTATCTGGCTATACCGACACAAAAGGCAATTGGTTCGTCAATGTAGACCAACTTGGCGGGTTGCGGTTATATCCCACATATTCCGATGCTGTTGCAGGCACTTCAAATAATAGAGTTGCATTGGCAACACCTGGTACCGCCATTGCTGTTAACTGCAAAATCCTTAATTCAGTGCCAAGAGTACTAGGACAAGTTGTTAAATTTGAGTTATCAACTGATCGTGAAGCCGTTGATACAACAGGATTAGGCGATGAATTTAGGATTCAATACAGCACTCTGATCACAGGATCAGGCAGTATTGAGTGTATTTTTGATTATGCAGCCGCAGGCCAGACTGAAATTGCAGTGTATCTGCATAATCTATTATTGCGCCAAAAGTTTGGCAGCGATTTTAAGGCTAATCTTTATATCTTAACTGAAGGGCAAGCACACGGCGTTAACGCTGGAAATGATTCGGTATGGTATGAGATTAGTGGCGTGATGACGCAGGCAGCAATTAGTTGCGCAGCGGATGACATAATTAGTAGTACATTTACGTTTGTTACTACTGGTGAAATTAAATTGAGAGTGCAAACTACCACCTGGGGCGACTTGGTTCTTAACTCTGCGGGTGATAGAATGGTACTAAGCACCGCCGATGCGGACATCCTAGAGCTTGGAGAAGAACTGTAATGGCTAACCAGCGGATAGATCAGCTAAACGCTGAGACGACGCCAGCAGCAGCAGATGTGTTGCCTATATATTCCATTTCGGGAAGTGACACCAAGAAAATTACAGTTAAAAATTTAGTGCAACGAGGCGCTGCGTTAGTAGATGATGCGTCTATACCAGTAGCCAAGGTAAACCTAAGCGGCATCAGCGGCACCAACATTACTGCTGGCACAATCACTGCTGCCAAACTCGACACCAGCACAATCCCAGCTACAGGTGGTGTAACGGTTAGTAGCAGCAATCTGCAACTGGTAGCACCTACCAGCCCAATCGTCAGGAATGCTGGCACTGGATCGCTTGAACACGCAACAAGCGGTGCAACTGCTGGCACTTATACCAAGGTAACAGTTGATGCTAAGGGGCATGTAACATCAGGCACAACTTTAGTTGATGCAGATATACCTAGCCCTACCACTACGGCTGGCACGTTTACCAAGCTTACGATTGATACAAAAGGCCGCGTAACGGTAGGCGCAAATTTAGCAGCAGCAGATGTACCATTTGCCGATACAGGAGTTACGGCTGGAACTTATACAAAAGTTACAGTTGATGCAAAAGGCCGTGTTACATCAGGGACAACATTAGTTGATGCTGATGTACCAGCACTGGCTAACAGTGGTGTTGCGGCTGGGACATATACAAAAGTTACGGTTGATACCAAGGGCCGTGTTACAGGCGGCACAACACTAACTGATGCTGATGTACCAGCACTGGCTAACAGTGGTGTTGCGGCTGGGACTTATACAAAATTAACAGTTGATGCTAAGGGTAGAGCGACAGCAGGCACCACGCTAGCAGCGGCTGATTTACCAGTTGCCACATCATCTACTGTTGGTGGTGTATCAATTCCAGCAGCAGGCGGTCTTGCACTTACCGGCGGTGGTGCATTAAGCCACAGCAATGCAGTTGCAGGTGGTGCTAGCACTCGCAGCGGTATTACTTACGACCTGCAAGGTCATATCGTTAGCACGGTTGCAATAGTTGCTTCAGATTTACCAGCAGCTACTACCAGCGCAAAAGGTGCTGTTATTGCTGGCACTGGCTTGGCTGTTGATGTCAATGGCATTCTGTCTACTGGTGTTGCTACAACTAGCGATTTAGGCGGTGTCAAGATTGGCAGTGAGTTTGGTTTAAACGGCAGCAACCAATTGCTGTTGGCGACACAAGCAAACGTTGCAGGCGGTACTGCATATCCGAAAGTAACAGTTAATAGCAAAGGTGTTGTTACCGCAGGTGCAATATTAGACGCGACCGATATCCCAAATCTTGCAGCAACAAAAATCACAAGCGGCAGTTTAGATATTGCGCGTATTGCTGCTAATACAATCACAGGCGCTAAGATAGCAAATTACGCTATCACCAAGATTGGTGATACACAACCAACTGCTGATCATATTGGCCAGTTCTTTTTTAACCCTCTCAGCCGTGACTTGTTCCTTTTCGATGGGAACGTATATCAGCCGATTGGTATTTCAGTTGGTGAGATTGTATTTGCCGGTACATTTGACGCAAGCGCTGGCGGCGGTGCAGGGCATGTAGCATCAGTTACAGCAGAAGGCACTGCTATTGGTTTGGTAGAAGGTTCGCCGTTACCTGCGGCTGCTACTGCTAACAACCGCTATTACCTAGTTGTAAGTGAAGGCGGCACCATCACTAGCGGTAATGCGCCAAACGTTGCCTTAGCGCCTCCTGATATTGTGCTATCGACTGGCATTGAATGGACAGAAGTTGACGTATCGCAGACATTTACCAGCGTTAGTGCGTCACAAGTTGCATTTACACCAGAAGGCACGATCGCAGCTAGTAACGTACAAGCAGCAATTGAAGAAGTAAATAACGAAAAGCTAGGACTTGCGGGTGGCACGATTACCGGCACCTTAGAAATTGGTACTACCGGCGGTTTAAGCTTTGAAGGCTCCACAGCAAACTCTTTTGAAACTTCTATTACGGCGGTAGATCCAACGGCTGATCGGACAATTACGTTCCCTAATATTTCCGGCACGGTAATAACTACGGGAGATACGGGCACTGTTACTAGCGCAATGTTGCTTGATGGCACTATTGTTGATGCCGACATTAGTGCAACTGCTGAAATCTCAGTTAGCAAATTAGCCGATGGCGCTGCTAGACAATTACTACAAACTGATGCTGCGGGTACTGGCGTTGAATGGGCTAGCAATATTGATATACCTGGCACGTTAGATGTTACTAGTGCAGCAACATTTGATAGCACTGTTGCTGTAACCGGGGCGCTAACCAAAAGCGGCAGCAATGTCGTCACTGTTGGCGATACCGGCACGGTCACTAGCGCAATGCTGCTTGATGGCACCATTGTTAATGCGGATATAAACGCATCTGCTGCTATTGCTTATAGCAAATTAGCTGCATTAACAAGCGCCAATATTATTGTAGGCAGCAGCGCAAACGTTGCAACTAGCACTGCTGTTACAGGCGATGTAACTATAGACAATACAGGCGTTACCTCCATCGCTTCTGGCGTAATTGTTGACGCAGATATAAACGCATCTGCTGCCATTGTTGATACTAAACTTGCAACTATCGCCACTGCTGGCAAGGTTAGCAATAGCGCCACTACTGCCACAAACGCTAATACTGCTAGCGCTATTGTTGCAAGGGATGCGTCGGGCAATTTTACAGCGGGCACTATTACGGCAGCACTAACAGGTACAGCATCCGGCAACTTAGTGAGCGGTGGGGCGTTAGGCACACCATCTAGCGGCACTCTTACAAACTGCACTTTCCCAACACTTAACCAAAGCACTACTGGTAATGCGTCAACTGCAACAACATTAGCTACAGCTCGCACCATTCAAGGCGTAAGTTTTGATGGTAGCGCAAACATTACAGTCGCCACCGCTGGCAGTGGCATCAGCGTAACCGGCACCGCAATTGCAAATACCGGTGTTTTAAGCGTCAACGGCAATGCGGGCGCCATTACAAACATTGCGGCCACTAATGCCGTTCAGTCATTCACCGTTGCTCAGCGGGGGGCGATTACAGCCCTGACCGATGGGGCAACGATCACCGCAGATTTTGCAGCAGCAAATAACTTTTCAGTTACGCTTGGAGGTAACCGCACATTAGCTAATCCATCGAACCAAACTGCTGGGCAATCTGGTTGTATCTGGATTACGCAGGACGGCACCGGTAGTAGAACACTGGCTTATGGCTCACAATGGGACTTTACTGGTGGCACTGCACCAACACTTAGCACTGCAGCAGCATCGGTTGATTGCCTGGTTTATGCAGTGCAATCAAGTACTAAAATTACTGCCACCCTTATCAGCAACTTGAGCTAATGATTCCTGGAAGTGCTAATCCGCTGCTACTAAAAAGTACAGCCGCTGCCGCCGCTGGTGGTTTACAGATAGCGCGTAGTCTCAGATTCAACAGTAGTGACAGTGCTTACTTGTCTCGGACCCCGGCAGTAGCGGGGAACAGGAAGACGTGGACGTGGGCGGGGTGGGTGAAGCGGAGTGTGTTGGGAGTCAACGCAGCCTTGTTCGGCAGGCAACAGAGCGACGACACCAATACGCTCGATATTCGCTTCGGAACTGGCGATACACTGCGCCTTGCTAACTTCAACTCCTATTTGCTTGAAACTACGCAAGTCTTCCGAGACACTTCTGCGTGGTTTCATCTTGTCCTTGCACTGGACACAACGCAAGCGACTGCAAACAATCGGGCGCGAATGTATGTCAACGGAGTTGAAGTCACTCAATTTGGCACAAGAACAAACCCCACGCAAAACGCTGACCTAGCGATCAATTCCACTACTCTTCACCATCTTGGCGCAACAGTGTCAGGTGGCGGCGCTACCTACTATTTCCCCGGCTACCTCGCCAACATCCACTTCATCGACGGCCAAGCGCTAGACCCCAGCAGTTTCACCGAAACCGATGCCACTACTGGGCAACTCATACCAAAAACATACACCGGCACCTACGGGTTGGTTTCAGTCACTGCTGCCACTGGTGCGTTACCTGTTTTTAATACCACCGATACTTATGGCGCGATTAAGGGTACTGGAACTCGTACTGATACAAACAGTGCTTCTATTGTGCTTGCGTTGCCAATGGATGGCACCAATGGAGGCACATCATTTGGCGATCAGAGTGCAGTAATCCGTGGTAGTGGAAGTGCCAAGACTGTAACTGTTACAGGCAACACAAATACCAGTACAACGCAAAGTAAGTTTTACGGTAGCAGCGGATCGTTTGACGGAACTGGTGATTACCTGTCTCTATCTAGTAGCGCTGACTTTCAAATCTGGAACAGTACGTCGTGGACCATTGAGTGCTTTATTTATATAAACTCTCTAGCGTCATCGTTCTATTTCTTTGGCGCAGGAAATAGAGCTTCCACGACAACGCGGGTGATGTTTTCTGTCAATAGTTCTGGCAACTTTATACTTGACTGGGACGGAACTAGCTCCGATTCAACTACGACTTTTACAACCGGATTAAGTGCAAGCAAGTGGTATCACCTAGCCGTAGTATCTAACGGAACTACATGCAAGGTTTACATTAATGGTACTCAAGCAAGTACAACCGCGACGCTGGGAACCTCAACCCAAGCAAACGCTCCAATATCCATTGGGGTTCCAGGGTTAGCGTCAAACCCGGCATCGTATAATGGACTAAATGGATATGTGCAAGACTTCAGAATTTACAAAGGTGTTGCAAAATATACCAGTGACTTCGCAACTGTTCTATCCCAAAACAATTCCTTCAACCTTTTGTTTGCTGATAACTCCAGCAACACTGCCAGCACATTAGGGAAGGACACTTCTGGGCTAAGTAATAACTGGACGCCGAATAATTTTAGTGTTACTGCTGGTGCAGGCAACGATTCCCTCGTAGACTCCCCCACTAATTACGGGACCGACACCGGCGTGGGTGGTGAGGTGCGGGGGAATTATTGCACTTGGAACCCGCTGGATACGTCCAGCGGCACTCTAACTAATGGCAACCTTGATCTTGCTACTGGCACAGCTTCATACGGTGGGACAAGAGGAACTATCAGTGTAACAAGCGGTAAATGGTATTGGGAAGTTACACCAACAGCTATGACCACCAGTGGCGAACTAGTCGCTATTGGTATTTGTGCTTCGACTGTTGCGCTGCCAAGTTATGCAGGTGCTGGATCACTGAACTATACCTACATGAACGATGGGCAAAAACGAGTTCCCGGTTCTGATACAAATTACGGTGCCACTTTTACCGTTAATGATGTAATTGGAGTTGCTCTTGATCTTGATGCGGGCACTCTTGTTTTTTACAAAAACGGCAGCTCCCAAGGGACAGCGTTTAGCTCTTTATCCGGCTCTTTTGCTGCTTACGCATCTGACGCTGATGCTGCACAGAGTTGCACCGTTGTTGTAAACTTCGGCCAACGCGCATTCGCCTACACCGCACCATCGGGCTTCAAGGCACTCTGCACACAGAACCTGCCAGAAGGCACCATCACCACCAGCGGCAGTTTTACTGGCAACGCAAATGCTAATGGACCTTTTGTTTATTCAAACGGTGTTCCAACTGCCATGACCATCAACAGTAATGCGGTAACATTTGCCACCCATGCTGACAAGTTATCTAATGGCTTTAAACTACGGACTAGCAGTGGCAGCTATAACACAGCAGGCAGTAACACCTATTCAATTACCACCACGGGCGATAAATTTAAATACGCCCGCGCACAACCAAACCCCTGAGGACGCATGGCTACCTATCAACTTCCCGGTGGACGCACCGTGTCCACAGACATGGCATTTACCTTAAATGAGATTCAATACCCTAGTAATTGGCTGGCACTATCTAGCGCAGAAGATCGTGCTGAACGTGACATTGAAGGCCCGCTGCCAGAACCTGCTTGGTATGACCAGCGCTGGTGCTGGGGATATGACGAAGATGGCAAATTAATCTGGAAAGATCATGCGCCATTAGTCGTGGAATACATCAATAACGTTCGTGCCAATGCCAATGCCATGCTGCGCGAAACTGATTGGCAAGTGATCCGCGAAGCTGATAACGGCACAGTGATGTCGGCTGAGACTAAAGCTGATCGCCAGCGTGTCCGTGATGCAGCAGGTGGTAAGATCGCATCGATTAATGCCACCACTACTACCGCTGAACTGGCGGCGTACATTACGAGCAATGCGTACAGCGATTGGGGTCCTATCCCTGAGCCTGCTCTTGCTGACGGGGTGGTGCTTTTTAGCAATGGCAGCACTACAGCAGGATTCTGAGCAGGTAGACTAGAGGCATCGTTAGCCTGAGCCGTGATCGAAATTCTCGCAGCGGCTTTAGGGGCATCCATCTCAGTGGCGGCAATGGGGATGTTTGGCTTTTCTAGGCGCAATGAAGAGGCATCTGCGGCCATCGTGCGCCTCACTTCGGCTGTGGAACATATTGCCAATTCTCTTGAGATTTTGCATGTTGACATAAAGCAAACCAATCGCGAGATGTTCCAGCGCCTTAATCAAGTCGAAAACCGCGTCAGTAAACTGGAGGTGCGTTAACTACTACCATGATTATCACTCCTGAATCCATCGCTTCATATACAGCCGCCGCAATCGGCGTACATGCTACAGCCGTGGCAGTGGTAAACCTGACCCCAACGCCAAAAGATAACGACAGGCTAGGCCGCTACACCGCTTTGTTTGTGAAGCTTTATCGCGCTATTGAAATCCTTGCTGGCATCATCACGCCACTGGTTAAAAAGTGAGCAATTTCCTTAACGCATGTAAGGCGACATGTAAGCCACCATTGCCCCATCAACAGGCAGCATGGTCCTGGGCATGGGAGTTAATGGCACCAGATGAGCAGGCTACATTTTTGGACAAATTCAGGGCTGACCCAAAACCCAAACCTACATTGGCATGGGAGCCAGCGGCGAAACTTATACGCGAATTTGAAGGTTTTAGTGATGTAGCATACATTTGTCCTGCCGGTGTGCCAACCATCGGCTGGGGCACCACTAGATGGCCTGATGGCGCAGCAGTAAAAATCGGCGATACCATCACACGCGATGCTGCTGATGGGTTGCTGGATAATATGCTAGAAACTCAGGTTGTACCGGCATTAGCAAAAACAATACCAGGCTGGAAAACATTAACGGCAAACCGTCAAAATGCGTTGATCTCGTTTGCTTATAACGTAGGTTGGCATTTTTGCGGTAGCGCAGATTTCGTAACTATAAGCAAATGCTTGCGCGAGTCAGATTATGATGCAGTGCCAGCGGCATTGATGCTATACGTAAATGCTGGTACACCAGCAGAACCTGGCCTCCGCCGTAGACGTGAAGCCGAGGCAAAACTCTGGGGCATACCAACTAAAGCCAGCTCAGTGTTACTGAAGGTGCCCTATGAAGCGCAAAATGATAACAAAAGCGGCACTGGTTATAGAGAATGCTTCTCCAGTAGTTGCGCCATGATTGCTAAGTTTTACGGCAAAGTGAAGAGCGATGATGAATATAATTTGATTCGCGCCAAGTTTGGCGATACGACCGACAGCCAAGCGCAACTTGCAGCGTTGCGTTCTTTGGGTTTACAAGCCCGGTTCGTGACAAATGCCGCGCCTGGGTTGCTGGAGCTTGAACTACGTGCTGGGAGGCCAGTGGCGGTGGGTTGGCTGCACAAAGGGCCTGCGCAGTCACCTAGCGGTGGTGGACACTGGAGCGTCGTAATTGGATTCACTGCTGAACATTGGATTCTGAACGATCCAAATGGCGAGGCTGATCTCGTTAACGGTGGCTATGTCAAAAATACCGGTGGCGCTGGTATTAAATACAGCCGAGAACGCTTCAATCGCCGTTGGATGCCAGATGGCGCTAGTACAGGCTGGGCGCTGTTGGTGAAGCCATGAAATGCGAGGTAATCCGCCACAGCCCAGAATTAACTGAAATACGGATTCCCTATACCTCAACTACAGCGCAATATAATTTCTTTCTTGCATCCGACATTCACCTAGATAATCCAAAATGCGACCGTAAGCTTTTCAAAAAGCATCTAGATGAAATGAAAGAACGTAAAGGTAAAGCGCTTTTCTTTGGTGATGTAATGTGCCTAATGCAAGGCAAAAAAGATAGACGTGGCAGCAAAGGCGATATAAGGCCAGAACATTTAGGCGGTAATTATTTCGACCTAGTATTTAACGAAACTGCAACCTGGCTGAAACCGTGGCAAGATGACATCTTAATGGTGTCAGACGGTAACCATGAAACAGCAATCATTAACCACAACGAAGTTGACCCACTTGGTAATGTAGTGCGCATCATGCGCGACAGCGGCAGCCCTGTAGAACACATGCGTTATCAGGGCTTTATTTGGTTTACGTTTTACCAAGAAGGTAATACTGGCGCACAACAAAGACAAGAAAAAATTAGGCGTTTAACGCTTGGTTATCATCATGGCACTTGGGGTGGTGTAATAACAAAAGGCACACTTGGCGGTGGTCGCTATGCCAGCATCATGCCAGACGCTGATGTCATCGTAAATGGCCATAACCACGAACGCACAATTGTTGCTCATCCTTGCTATCGTATAAACAACAAAGGGGAACAGCGTATAGAACAACGATGGCATATCCAAACGGGCACTTATAAACAAGAATTTAAAGGCGGTGGTGGATTTGCAATTGAAAAAATTGTAATGCCAAAAAGTTTAGGAGGCATTTGGTTAAAGCTAAGACCACGCAATAGTACCGGCGTCGAAATTACCTGTGAGCCTGCAACATGAACCGCTACTTAGTCGAGATAAGCGCCATGATGGTAGTGGATAGCGAGTACTCATCAGATGATGTAGCAATCGGCATCGCAGCCAGACTCGAAGAGATCGCACAGTCAAACGCTCACCTCCTTGATTATGAGGTGCTTCCCTACGAAATGCCGGAGCCTCATGAGCCACCACATCAACGAAGAGAATCAGGAGCTGGTATCGCGTAAGGTAACTAAACACAAATTTCGCAAATCAATTATTGAAGAATGGGACAGCAGGTGCTACATCTGCGGTGAACAATTTGATAACATAACACTCGACCATTTGGTGCCAAAAAAGAATGGCGGCCATACCAGTAGGGCTAACCTAGCGCCGTGCTGTAGCTTACACAATCGCCAAAAAGGCCATTCTGAACTGTGGAGTTGGTGGACTAATCATGATTGCTGGGATCTGGGCCGTGCAATAAAGCTTTTAAGTTACCTGCGTCGTTGTGATAGCATTCCAACGCCTGATGATAGAATACCATAGCTTGCCAACTTTGCACGTGCTCTTTACACATGCCAGCATACGTTACCTGCCATATATAATTGCCGTTGTTAGATTTGATGCGCTTGATAGTTGGTGTTTCCATTGTTAGAATGCGGATAACTGCTAAATGTAGTGATGATGGAGTGGATGGTGGTGCAGCTCAGTCTAGAGGAGCAGCTTGCACTCGAAGGCCAGAGCAGAATCGCCTTGAACTGCCCTGACCGTGAACAGGTCGCTAAATTATGCAGTAACTTAATAAAACAAAACGCACATCAATCTAAATTAATAAAGCAAGCTGTACATCATATAGCAGCTTTAGAAGCTACTTTATATCTTCAACAATCAAGACGCCCGTGGTGGAGACGTGTGATTTAGACATTAATTGCTTCAGCCTACGGTGTGTTCTTGTTATCTTTTGCCTTATACGTTCGCGGCATACGTTATGCTCCTTTGCAATAGCTGTTAAAGTTAAATCTTCATTGTAACGTTTATTTATCATATCTTGCTCCATATCAGTTAAATAAGACAGTGCAAGCTGCACGTGTTCCTTGCTACGGTCCAAATCAAAATCAATATCCACTTCAGGGCTAGCAATTAAATCAAGCAATGAGTTGCCGTCATCTGTTATCAGTTCGTCCAGGCTAATATGAACGCTATTGCAATCGACTAATGCTAGTAATTGCTCTATTGTTAAACCCATAACTTGAGCTAATTCTGTTTTACTTGGCTTGCGGCCATGTTCTTTCATGTATTCTGTTTCAACCTGTAATGCCTTAAATGTACGGTCTATCATATGAATCGGTATTTTTATCATGCGCTCCTTGCTATCAATAGCACGTTTTAATGATTGCCTAATCCACCAGTACGCATAGGTCGAAAACTTATACCCACGTGATGCGTCAAATTTTTCTGCTGCACGTTGAAGGCCAATATTACCCTCCTGGCATAAATCCAACATATCCATTGATTTAATTCTGCCTGTATAACGCTTGGCAATATGTACAACCAAACGTAAATTACAGTTTACCATGGTAGCCCGTGCCTTAAGGCCAGCTTTTATTAGCCGTTGCTCAGCAGGTGTCGGGCTAGTGTTATCGCGCAGCTCCATGTACTGCGCGATTTTACGTGCCAACTGTATCTCCTGCTGTGTTGTGAGCAACGGATACCTAGAGATGGCCTCTAGGTAGTCGCGCATTGCATCAGCAGTCATGGCTTAAAAAACGTCGAGTTCGTTCGTATTATTAGCAGCCCTTGGTAAAAATTCAAACCTGCCGACACTCATTATATGTTTACTACGCTTTTCACCTGTTTGCTTATCTGCCCATTCCTGACGCCGTATGGTGCCAGTGACTTGAATGCTGTCACCCTTTTTGCATTTATCGCATATTAATTCAGCCGATTTGCCCCATATTTCGCAGTCGATACCATTGTTAATGTATTCTCCATTTTTATCTTTGCCCTCACCGATACCGCCGAACAGGTTAGCAACTTGCGTGCCATTATCAAACGTGCGGATGGTGGGTTGCGTGATGATACGAACAATGCCGGTAGCAAATAAACTCATGGCTTTAATGGGGTGATGTTGTGGGCGGCCTCGAAGGCCAGGATTTGTGCTAGCGAATAGCGAACACGCGGAGCACCAAGCGGTGAGGCTAGGCGTTCAGCGGTTTCATACGGTGGGCCAACCCCACGCGCACGTTGAGATTTTAAGGTGGAGGGCCGCAGCCCCCACCTAACAGCTAACTGGTCAGTAGTCAGGTGGGGCTCAGTCATCAGCGAATGGGTCAGCCTCTTGCCGGGTTTCCATAGCATCTTCTTTAGTTACTGCCATCTGCAATAACTCCTGATACTGCTCAGCGCTCAGGTCGTTTTGGCGTGCCTCTAGCCGTTTGGTAACAACTTCTAGCTCGTCTAACGTGCTGCATTTAGCAATCGCTGCTTTACCAGCAGCAAAAATCTTGGCATCACCAGCAGGTGCAGCAGGTGCTAAGGCTGGGGGAGGTGTTGCCGTTACCGTCACGGTCTCGGCCTGTTCCATCTCGTCTACGCTATATAAGCCGCTGAGATCCGCGGGGAAAGCCTTACGCAAGCAGGCGCACTCGCTGCACTTCCCAATCATTACCGCTGGCATCTTTAGCCAAAGGTTTGCCTTGGCGTTAAAATCATCAAAACGCGCTACAGCCGTAAACGGATGGCTTGCACCTTTCCTGTAGACGATTGTTTTTGCAGCGGCTGGTGGTTCTTTTGCTAGCCAAACATCTTTCCATTCGCCATCTGGCCCGCAAAAAAATGTTTCACTGCCATCAAGCTGGCCGGTCCGTTCTGCAATAGCACGGAGGCCGTCGATGCCCACTTGAATGGTCATCTTGCCGCGCTTAATAGCATAAATCTGCTTCTGGAACGGATCTAGCCCGGTGCGTTGGCACGCATAAGCAAAAAGCTTAAGCTCGTCTGACGTGCAACCGGGGGCGATACTTGAGCTGATTAGCTGTTGCTGCTCCGGCGTCCATTGTGTAATAGCGCTCATTAGAAATCCTCTGATGTAATGGTTGTTTGGTCTTTTAATGCCCAGCCGGGAAGCTGTAGCGTCTGGATGCCGTCGGTGTAGCCCGGCCATTCGCCTATAGCCCGGCAATCCTGTATACGTTGCAGCGCATTGTGGCGGGCAATGCTGCCATGAACTAATGCCTCTGGGTCTAGTTCATACACACCAACTGCAAATGGGTAGGTTTTCTCCAACGCAACAAAAATGAAGCGCGTTGCCAGGGTTCCTGCAAGGTAATGAGCCGCCTGAATCTGGTAACCGAAATTTGCCACTGCCTTAGCAAAAAATGCCGGGCTGGCATCTTGACAGGTCTTCAGGTCAACAATTAGCTCACCATCAAACCAGTCGGGGCGGCATTTACATCTGAGTCCTGTGCTCACATCATCCCACCAGTGCGAGGTTTCTGCGGCGCCATTAGCCAGCAATAAACCTGCTGTTGGGTGGCTATGCACAGCCGCTGCCATTGATAATGCCTGCTCAAAATCACTAGCGCTAACTGGCTCGATGCCATCAGCAAGCATCTTCTCAGCCGTTGCCTTACCCTCCTTGGTACGCCTGTCAGGGCCTACGGCATACCGTTGCAGCAATTCCTTAGGCTCCAACACCGCGCAATGCACAAAGCTGCCAAATGCCATGGCTGCCGTACGTGTTGATGGTGATCTATCAGGGTCAACGTACCGTTTCCAATAATGAAAAGGGCTGCGGCCAATCTCCTTTAGCTGGCTGGCACTAATAGCCGGGTCAGCGTGATAGTCGGCGTTTGAAATAACAGTCATT